TTGATGGCTGGTGTTTTGTAGTTCGCGATTGCCTCGGCAACGCTGTTGAAATCTTTTCCAGCGGAAACGTGCCGGTTCCAAGCTCGGCTCGACGCGTTGCGATTTACAACCGTAACCGGCGCGAGGTAGCTAGTGCTTTCCCTGATGATAACCTCGAGCGTGTGCTTTTCCGTGTTGAGGCTGACCAGTGTGCATTCCTCGTGGCGGCTTACGTTTGTAATGATGATCGTCATGGTGTTCCCTTTCGTGGTGGTGTTGTTAACTGTCATGTTTATTATTGTACGACATATTCAACCCAGCACAATAGGGAAATCCAAAAAAGAACAAGAAATAAAAAAGGCCCGTAAACGTATGTTGACGCGTTCACACGCCCGGCTAAATTGAAATAACAACTTAGACGACGTCGCGACATAGTACGCGGCGGACCCATCGCGCGCCATAGAGCGGCGTAGGTCACCGACCAGAATCCCACCCTGGCCGGCGATTTGCGCCGCTATTTTTGTGCCTGCCTTGTTGCCGGCTCTTACCGGAGCAGCAAGCTATGGCAAGCGTGAACCCCCTCGCAATCCGCGAGAAAATCAGCGACCTCCACAACCAGGCCCAAGCAATTGTCGAGCTCGCCGAGAGCGAAGACCGCGAACTGAGCGCAGAAGACCGCACCCAGTTTGACGCGTTAATGTCGGAGATCGGTGACGACAGCGACAGCCCGACCGGTCTCTATGCCGACTTGCGGCGCACGGAAAAGCTCGAGGCGCTCAAGCTTGCGTTAGCCCGCAAGGAAAAGCAGCCGGAGCCAGTCGCGGAAGCCAAGCAAGAAACTTACAACATACGCGCGCTCGGGTGGAAGAACACCGGGCCCCTTAAAGCGTTCAAGGGGCCACGCGCCGAGGAGAACGCGTACAAGGCCGGCATGTGGCTAAAGGCTATCTTCCTCCAAGACAGCGACGCCAAGCAGTGGTGCCGGGACCGTGGCGTGGGATTCCAAGGCGCACAAACTGAGGGCACTAATTCGGCCGGTGGCTATACGGTACCCGACCCCTTGAGCGACGCAGTAATCGAGGCAAGAAGCGTTATCGGATTGGCGCGCCGCGTGTGCGATATTTTCCCGATGTCGTCAGATACGCTTTCTATTCCAAAGCTAACGGCCGGACAGACGGTGCAGTACCCAGCCGAGGCCGCGAGTATTACCGCGAGTGATACAACGTGGGGCACGATTTCGTGTGCAGCCGTTAAGCGTGCGGTGTTAACTAAAGTGTCAAACGAGTTGCTAGCCGACAGCGTGGTTAACATCGCGGACCGTGTAGCGAGCAGGGCAGGCTATGAGTTGGGGCTGCGTGAAGACTTGGAATTTTTGCAAGGCGACGATTCCAGTTCTTACGGCGGCGTCAATGGGCTCGTCAACGTTATCGGCGCGGCCGGGACCGTCACGATGTCCAGCGGCAACACGACATACGAAGACGTAACATTGGCCGACCTCAACGCCCTGGCTGGCAAGCTCCCCGACAAGTACCACACCGGCGCTAGTTGGATTTGCTCACGTGCTTTTTTCGCGGAAGCAATTCAACGGTTGCTGTATGCGGCCGGAGGAAACACTGTCGGAAATATCGCGGACGGAAGCGGTGCCCAACTCTTCGGGTACGGCATCAACTTCTCGGACCAAATGCCAAGTGAGGCCGTTTCGACCTTCGGCGTTTTCTTCGGAAATTTTGAGGCGGCGGCTGTACTGGCGGACCGCACTGGAATCGAAGTAGCGAGTAGCGAGCACTACGCGTTTAACGAGGATGTGCTAACGCTCAAGCTTACCTCGCGATATGACATCCAGGTTCACGAGCCCGGCGACGGTTCCGACGCGGGCGCCTTCGTCGGTCTGAAGACCGCAGCAAGCTAGGTGTTTATGTACATCCAACTGAAAACGGATTGGTTCGGAATGCGAGCCGGTACGGTTCAAAGGATTGGGCGCGGCGTGGGTGAACTTCTTGTTAACAGGAAGTTCGCCACGCCGGCGGCGCCCCCCGAAGAGCCAACCGAAAAACCGAAACGGAAACGGAAACGGCGTGCACGTACTAACAACACAAGCGACAGCGCTCCCCGTCAAGCTTGACGACTGCAAAGCGTATAGCTATGTGACGGGCAACGACGACGATTCACTATTGCAAAGCCTTATCTATGAGGCGGCGCAGTTTCTAGAGAATCGGTTTCGGTGCGCCATCATGTCGCAGACGTGGCAGCAAATCCAAGATGGGTTTTTTGATGACCGTTACTGGATCGGCGGCGCTATCCAAATCGGGCGCCCACCATTCGGCGCCGTGTCGTCAATTACTTATCTCGACAGCGACGGCGATTCACAAACGCTGGCGGCTAGTCAGTACCGAGTAGCAACGCAAGGCATATACGCGCGAATCGAGCCAGCCAAGAACGTGACCTGGCCAACGACGCGCGAGGTTGTTAACGACGTCACTATCACGCACACGTGCGGCTATAGCTCGCAAAGTGCGGTGCCCTACTCGATTCAGCAGGCCGTCAAGGATTACGTAGACAACAAGTACAACCATCGCGGCTCTGGAATCAGGAAAGAATTCCTTGTGCAGCTAGACGCGGAAATGGGCAGCTATGGAGCGGTTGCCTATGCATAAGCTATTCGACAAATTCGAAACGGGCCAATTGCGTCAGGTGGTGCAAATCCAAGAGCCACCAAGCGGCACGGGCTCACGTGGCGAGAGGACCGGCGATTGGTCAAACGTCGCAAAGGTTCGCGCGCAAATTGAAACGTTGAGCGGTGACGAAGTGATCCAAGCGCATCAGCTCGCGGGCGTGTGCTCGCATCGCGTGACGATTCGTTACCGGTCAGGGCTCGACGTTCGGCAACGTTTCAAGTTTGGCGCGCGGTATTTAAATTTCGTGTTCATCAACAACATCGAAGAGGTTAACCGGTTGTGCGTCATCCTTTGCAGGGAGGACGTTTAGCCGTGATCAAATACGAATTGCAAGGAATGGCGGAAGCGAATAAGGCATTCGACAAACTCGATAAGAAAATCAAGCGCAAGGTAACACGCAAGGCCGTCAACGCGGCGGTACGTCCGACCATCAAGGCAGCGCGAAAGTTAGCGCCAAAGCAAACCGGTCTTTTGCGGCGAAGCCTTACACACAAAATCAAGAACTATCGCAAGGGCGCAATCTTTGTCGCGATTGCTGGCCAGCGAGTCGACGGCGCCACCAAGGCGTTTGAACGGGCCGCGATCAAGGCGCAATCAGACAAGCGGCGCGGGGGCTTATCGGCAAAAGGTAAAGCCGTCCCAATCCATTTGGTGGAATCCCGAGTGAGGCCGCACACGATCAAGGCGCGCCCGTTGGAATACGTCATGGTTCCCGACAAGAAGGGCGGAATGAAAATTGCCAGCGATCGATTTATGCGGCTACTCACGGGTGTGAAGCGGGGCACGTTAGTCTTTCGGCGTTTCGGGCGCATCGTCAGAACAAAACAAGTCAAGCACCCGGGCAACTCTGGGGATGGGTTCATGAGGCGCGCAGCCGACGCGACGCGTGGCGATAGCTTACGCGAGTTTGAGAAGAAGTGGAAAACAGAAATCTCGGCGTTACCAAGCGGGCCAACTTTACCAGGGGGTAAGTGATGGCCAGCATGGGCGAGGACTTCCGAACATTCTTGCTAGACGATTCCACAATCGCGGCGCAGGTTGGGGCGCGCGTTTACCAGAACGAGGTGCAGCAAGAGGAAGGCGCGACGGTCTCAGATTACATCTGGTACGAGCGCGCCGGGATTGAACAAGAAGACACGCTAAATATGTCCGTAGGGCAACGCGTGTTTCGCGAGCGTGTAAACGTCGAAGCGGTTGCGGTAAATATCGACAACGCGCTAGACCTTGCCGACAACTTGCGAGGCTTGCACGGTTCGAAAGGTACTTTCGGCACGGGCACCGCGCTTGCTGTTTTTGTAACCGATCAGGCTGACGACTACGTGCCGTTAAACGACGGCGGCGACGAGGGGCGGCACGTCGCAAGCTTGCAATTTGAAATCATAGGACACCAACCAGGGAGCTAGCCCATGGCCGATAAATTAGTTGGTTACGGAACAATCGTAAAATACGGCAGTACGGCCGTCGGCGAAATCCGCTCGGTTACTCCACCACCCCGCAGCTATACGCGGGTGGAAGCAGATGACCTTGATTCAACTTTGAAGTACAGTCTTCAAGGTATCTACCAAGAATCAGACGTTGAATTTGTCCAGCTCTGGGAGCCGGGCGACGCAACGCAAATCGCAGCGGTCGACACGTTGCAAGAAAACCGGACGGTGAGCGCGTGGGCGATCCAGTACCCAGGAATCCCAGACGGGGCCGGCGGTACTACGGCCAGCGCAACCGAAACGTTCAACGCGGTTGTAATGGACGTGCAGCCCATGGAAATCGAGAACAGCGCAATTCTCGCGCGCACCGTAACGCTTAACAGACGGGGAGCGATTACGACCAGTTAACGCAACACACGAAAGGGGACCGGCTTGTTTGAGTTAGCGAGGCTAAAAGAGACGCGCCCAACGCGGGCGCAAATCGAGGTTGCAGAATGGGGCGGCGTTGTTTTGTTGGAGCGGGTGCCGGCTCGTGAGCAACTCGAGTTAATCGCAATGTTTGACGACGGCGACGACAACGCGAGCCAGACACGCGGCGTTGCGTCCATTGTCGAGCTCTTGACGCGGTGCGTGGTCAACGACAAGGGAGAACGCGTGTTCGGGACGGATGCCGGGCGCGATTATCTCGAGCGTGAATCGCTCGGGATTTTGTCGAAGGTTGGTGACGCGGCGATGAGGTTGCACGACCTTGGCACCGTCGAACAAGAACCCGTAACGGAAAAAAAAAGCGACTAGAGAAATCTAGCCTTTGGGAGTTTGCGTTCCTGTTATGCGAGCGGCTACACGTACCACACCCAGATTATCTATTGCAGCCAGGCGGGCCGCTAACCTGGAGCCAGTTTCTGGATTGGTTCGCGAGGTACGAACAACAGCCTTGGGGCGAGGCTCGAGCGGACGCGCGCGGAATAGCTCATACAATTATCGGGCTTTCTCCCTACTCAGAAGCCAACGCGAAAACGCCCAGCGGGGATTGGCCTTACTGGACGCAAGAAGAAGAAGAGGCGGCGGCGTGGGACCCGGTCGCGGCGTGGGAGCGCATCAAAGCCTACAACGAGGCACACGCTAATGGCCAAAGCAGTTAGCAAACTTGCCATCCTTATATCCGCTAATACCACGCGGGTGATGGATGGATTTTCTAAGGTTGGTAAGCGCGCCAAGCAACTCAAGAAAAGCTTGAGCGGCGGCGGGGGTGGTGCCCGTGGCGGGGGCGGTGCCGGCGGCGGTGGGATGCTCGGCGGTATGCTCGGCGGCGGCATGGGCAAAATGCTCGGGCCGATTGCCGGGATTATGTCGGCGGGGCTCGCGGTGCGGAAAGTGTCCAGCGAGTTCAAAGCGGCGGCGGCTCGCATGGATGACCTCGCGAAAACCGCAGCCCGGTTAGACATGACAACCGACGCGCTCAACGGGCTGCGCAACGCGGGAGAAAAAACAGGGGTGCCCGTGAAAACTCTAGACAAAAGTCTAGAGAAGATGTCGAAGGGAATCAGCGAAACCGGCGCCGGGATGGGCGAGGCTAAGCGTTCGTTCGACGAGCTCGGCATCGAGTGGAAACAAATCGCAGGGCTTGCGCCTGAGGACCAATTCAAGCTTATCGCGCAGCGGCTCAACACGGTGGGCTTGCAGTCAGAAAAAACACGACACGCGCTTGCCATTTTTGGGCGTGGGGGTGGCGCGCTCATAAATACCATGGCGCTCGGCGCCGATGGCATCGACAAGTTATCGAACGAAGTCAAAGACCTTAACGGCATGATGGAGGGCGACGCAAAAACGTTCGAAGATTTTAACGATGCGGTTGACGACATGAGTAAGGCGCTCGAGGGCGTGTGGAATGAAATATCAATTGCCATGATTCCGGTCTTAACGGATCTGGTGTTGATTATCAAAGACCTTGGCAAAGCCGGCGGCGGCTGGTTGAAGTGGCTAAGCGGCCGAGAAAAAGCGGAGAAGCACACAGCCAACCTAATGGCGTCTCTCGGTCACCGTAATTTGCAACGAGCAGCACAAGCGGCGCGGTTGAATAAAGCGGAGATGGTTTCAGATAAAAAGAAAAATGACGCGAGGCGAGAAGCCGAGGATAAAACGGCGTCTGAAATTGCACGGCGTGCCCAGCAAATCCGCGAGTCGATGCAATCGCCACTTGAGCGGGCAGCAAAACAAATACGCGATATCCGGCGGTTGTTTTCTATGGGCGCGATCGATGCCAGCACGTCGGCGCGAGCAGTCGCCAAAGCGCAGCAAGAACTATTTTCAGCGACCCGACCACAGCAACGCGAACAGCGCGAGCGTATGACAGTGGGCGCGGTGCTAAAAGGGACAATGCAAGAGGCAAACGCAATCAGAGAGCAGCGAGCAGCGGCACACGCGGCAACGCGACAGCGTAAGGAAATGATTCAAGAGGCGCGGAGGCGGCGCGACTTACTCGATCAAATCGCAAAGAACACACGACCCGAAAACAATCGGCCACTTGTGGCGGGGCTAGGGCCATGACAATCACTGACGTTCGACTAGCACGGCCAGGCGCCGAGGGCACATTTAAGCAAGACGGGCGCGAGTATACAGCGTCCTGGAATGTGACAACGGACGATTACCGATACCAGGGGAAGTCTATTGTTGACTACTTCGAAAACAATAATACGTATGACGGGAGCAAAGGAACGGTAGCGCTTCCCTGGTACGGGCGCGCGCTTGACTACGGTTTGTCTAATGACGCGGGCGCGCTATGTGACAACATCAGCCCAAGGCTAATTGACGGCTCCCAATTCGATTGGAAAGTTACGGCGCATTTCAAAAGCGCAAAGCAGGAAGAAGAAGAGCAGAACGAAGACGAGAACGGCGACACGACCAACGACCCCACAGCGTGGGCACCGACGCTAGACGTATCGTTTGTTGAGGAAGTCGTACCATGCGAAGCGGCCGTTTATCGTGACGGCTTTACCTTTCTTGCGGGCGAGCAACCGATATACGAGCCGGGCGACGGGGAACCGGGCGGGGTGCGTTTCCCCAAGGGCGTGGCGATTGTTAACAGCGCCAACGAAATGTTTGACCCGGCGCCGGAGCGGCGGCGTTGTCACATGCTCTTGAGGTTCGGCAAGTATGTCGAAGAGTTCCCCGACGCAGTGACGGACGCGTTCATGGCGGTAAATGACAAGCGTGTTAAATTCAAAATTAAAGACCGCAACGCGAAAGGCGGCGCGATTTTCTCGGAATCCTTCGGTGCGCTAC